ATTGGTTGTTGACAACCAACACAAGTGCATTCCGGGGATTGTGCCCGCCGGAATCTCGGGCAACGCACTATTTGCCCACTTGTCTCTAAACGCATCAAGGCGTTCACGACGTGCAATGTCTTCTGGATTCGCGTTATTTGCGCGTTCCATTACTTCTTGTGCTCGATCAGCTAAGCGATCATCTAAGTCACGTTTAATTCTTGTATTTGCCATGATAATTAACCTTTATTGTTACGATCATACTGTGCATAAGCACGGATCATTTTGTTTCGTTTCTCAACATCGTCCCACGCACCAGCGTCTCTAATAGCCTGTACACGCTCAGGGCTTAATCTGATTGTGCCAGGTTTGGCGCTGCTACTTTCAACTCGGCTAGAGGCTGTTGGACCACTATGCTTCTTCGTTGAGCCTCCTTTCGATGTGTATCGATGAGGCAGACGTGCTGATAACCGATTATCTAACTCTTCCCAGTACTCTGGATCCGCCGGATCCCATCCGTCTGTAGCAAGTTCTTGGTCAATTACCTTTGCAATTCTACTATCTGTGTCTCGAGCCTGTGGATCATACCAGGAGTTCTTTTTTAGCCATTTTGTGGCGTTTTGTTGAACTTCTGTACTGATTTCGTTAGGCACATTCTGCTTAGGTGCCTTAGCTGACTCGAGTTGTTGTTTCTTGTAATGCTGAGCCTGTTGCAGACGCTGTTTAGCCTCTGTTAATTGCTCTAAAAAATCTACCTGACCGGCTGCATCTCCGCTTTGGGCTGCCTGCAACATCTTCATCTTCGCATACTCGACTCGAGTGGCTTCATCTTCGATGGCCTTGTCGATTTGTGCAAATTGGTACGATGTTGCGGTACTTTCGACCGCAGCTAAGCGTCTTGCTAACTCTTCGTTATGCCGTTCAAGCGCTTTAATCTTATTTTGTGCTGTTAAATCGCGCTGCTTTTTTAATTCTTTCTTAAGTCTGCGCTCTTCTCTGCGGGCTTCACGGATTTGCTCTCGCTCGTCTTCCGTTTCGCCATCATTTTCATCGTCTTGCTCATCGCCGTGATCTTCATCGTCGTTATCGGATGAATCTTCAACGTCTTTTTCCTTCTTTTTCTTCTTTTTGCCGTCTTCTTCAGCATCAGCAAGAAGATCTGGTTCTAATTCGTATGCGACCAGTGCACTTCCGTCGTCTTGCTCTTTAACGGGTATATCTTTTTCATTTTCTGCCATAATTTTCTTTCAAAATTAATCTACAAACGACTTCATCTTCTGCGCATACTCAAAACTGCGAATACGAGAGATGATTTCACGTGCCTGAAGCGTAATAAACACCACTGGGGCGCCACCATCATCAGGATTAATAACAAAACGGTCACCGCCGTACTTGATGGTTCTAACCAAATCACCTTCTTTACACCAAGGGCCTTCAATCCAAGGCTCTAATGTGTCCGGTGACTTATATGCTAGGGGGCCAATCTGGCGTACTTTAGCTACAGTCTCGTTAAAACGTAGGGTTTGTTTGGTTTCATCCACAAGGATGATTCCACCTTTGCTGGTTGTCTTTTCTCGGCGTAATTGTACCAATACTCGATCTCCAGCCACATCAACACCAGGGTCTACTTCGGGAAAACACTCTAACTCCGTACGTAAATCTGGTTCGTCTTTTTGATTAACATCAAACACTATGCAGTGCTCCTATGACCTCTACAGGTCTTCATCGTCCTCCGATAAAATTTGATCAATAATCGCGAGGGCATCGGATAAACCCTCTCGCTTACCTACAAGTCTTTGATATCCATCAAAGCTATGTACATTAATGCCGGAAGCTATTGCCTCCGTCATTTCAGATTGTGCGGTCTTGATTCTATGCAGAATCTCGCTTAAAATATCTTTCATACTCATATTAATGCAATTGGAGCGAAAAATCCGCCCTAAAAACTATTGTTTTTTGAACAATTTTCAGATTTAGTTAATATCTGTAAATTCCAAGGTACATGCAATCCCGACACAGTTTTGCCTTTAAGTGGAACAATGTGGTCAACTTCATATTTTTTCCCAAATTGCTTTTCCATTTCTTTTGCAAGTAAATAAAAACCCTCTATTTGAAGATGGTGTTCTTTTGTAAGCCAAGTTGGCGTTCTGTTAATTTTTGTTGCGCGCCTATTTCTTGTATAAGCACAAACTTTACTTGGATTAGCTATTTGCCATTTTCTTGTTTCTTTACGAGCTTTGTCTCTGTTTCTTTCCCTGCATTTTGCCATTCCTAAGTTTTGCTGGGAAAAAGCTGCAGGGCTATACCAAGCCTCTGTTAAGTATCCATCTTTTAAAGGGCGATCGTATCGATAATGGTGGAACGCAAACCCATCACCACGTAAATCGCCACGTTTAAAAAATTTACCTGTTTTAGGATTGATTCTTTTCACAGAATTTTTTTTAGTAGAAATTTCCGCCGCCGATTTCGTTCAGATTCTTATCTGGACCAACTTTAGAAGATTTAGCCATCTTAGCTTGCGCTGCGCCAATCTTCCAGTTGTTGTCGCGGTGTGAGCCAGAATTACCAGCGTCTAAATTTTTGTCTTCTGGGCCGCCGCCGGAGCTTTGTTTGCCCATTTGCTTGTAGGTTTGACGAAAACCTAATTCATCTTTTGCCATTATTGTTCCTCAGTGGGTGGTTGTGGTGCTGCTTGTTGTTCCGGGGCTTGTGACTGTAATGCTTGGTTTTGCGCCTGGAATGCTTGTTGCTGCAATTGTTGCTCATGTTGCTGTTGAGCTAATGCGGCTTGTTGTTGTGCTTTTGCCTGCTGTGCTACTTGATCTGCCTGTGATTGGAAATTCTGCTGCTGTACTGCTAGACCATGTTGACGGATGTCCTGATCGGATGCTTTAATAGCCTCCATGGCAGACATGTTCTGTTCGTGGTCAAGCTGAGCCTGCTGCTGATCCATTTGTGCACCGGCCGTAATGGCTGCGACACGTTCTTTTGCTGCATTATTAATATTTGCCATCGCGATATCGGTAGCATTACGCTGGTTGTCGATATTGGTCTGGGTTGAATACTTAGCTTGCAACTCGGCCACTTTCTGCTGCAGTTCTGCAACCTTGAGTTGGTAGCTTTGTTGTGCTTGTTGTAAGTCAGATTGAATCTTAACTTGGAACTCTTGTGTCTTACGTTCTGTCTCAGCCATCGATGTTTTGATAATTGCAGCAGAAGTAGGATCATTCATAGCAACTTGCTGCATCTGAGCTTGTTGTGCTTGTTGTACTTTCATTGCCAAGGCCTGGATTTGTTGTACATAACCAGACAAGTTCATCTTAGCATCTTCATCAACCATCTGCGATGCCAGGGCCAACGCTTGTTGTGCCTCGATATCCAATGGTTTTTCTGTGTGCAATTCAAGTACATCGTGGCCGCCAGAAGCCTGGGCCACATAAGCGCGCATCGATTGTAAATAATGCAGTGTCAAGTGTTGCTTGATGTGCTCAAGTGCATGAGGAGCAAATACAGGACCAATGACAGGGTTGCCACCATAGGCTGGATTTTCTGCGTATTCTAAGTGAACCTTGATGTGAGCAATGTGGTCTTGATCTGGGTATGCTGCTGCAGGACGACCCATGGTCATTGAAACGTTTTCTAGTGCTGGGTTAGATTCATGCGCGCCCATTGGGTTTGGCAGGATCTCTTCAATTGCTGGAACTTTTAACTGCGCAAGTACGCGGCGATAAACAGAACGCATATCAAACATGCCAGGGGGCGCGGATGACGCCATCTGCAACAGTGCCTGGTTTTGTGCTAAACGTTGTGTCTCAGAGAAAATATTAGGATCAGACACTGGGCGTACATCAGAGTTATACGCAAAGTCACGAACTTTAATCTCTTCGCCAGACTGGTTGTCCATCTCATCTAAGTACCAATGATTGATACGTGAGACGATCATTAAAGATTTAGCCTGGCTACGGTGCAGACGGGCGTGAATGCTAGAGAATACTTTGGCGCCTTGTTCGATCAGCGCTTGCGCCGTGCCGACAGGCATGTTGTTGTTTGCTTCGCCAATCTTTTCTTCGGCTGTAGTAACAACACCTTTAGCGGCATCAGTCAACCAACCAAGCAGATTAAACAGCACAGAAGATGGCTGGTTAAATGGCATTGGCATCGCAATCTTGCGAACGTCATCAACGCCAGGGGCTCCCTCAATCTCAATAACTTGAGTTGGCTCTATTCGGTCAGACTGTCCTCCAATGCGTCCACCCTTGAGTTTAAGCATTGTCTGGCTGTTGTTGATGTGAGCAGCATCAAGTAAAGCGCGCAGAGCCCCGGTAAGAGCAGCAGAAAGGCCACCAATAAGATGAGGCAATCCAATAGCGTAAGCTCCACGCCAGGGAATAAATTTGAACTCGACATACCAGTCCATCTTTTTAAGTTTGTCATCGCCAGCTTCCCAGTTGCGGTAGAGTGCTAATACTTTGCTTGTTGTCTCATCAATTGTGAGAATGTATGGTGCACGTTTACCATCAGTTTCTGGATCATCATCTAGGCGAATAAAACAAGTAATTTCGTAGATACGACGCAAGCCATCAATATTTTTAGAAGGCATATCCTTGCCTTCGATCTTATTGTTTGCTTTTTCAGATTGGGTCTGATCGTTTAATGGTGCATCAGAAGAATATTCACTATCGATATCACGATAGATTCCAGCTTCAACACGTTGTAAGAACACATCTTCTGTGATGTCTTGTACTTCAGTTACGCGTCCTGCTGTGTAGAAATTGGTAGAGGCCCAAGGTAACAAGATATTATCGATTGGCACCCATTCGCATGTTGGGCGACGCTGTTCTGCGTCATAGCGCCATTTAAGGAACTGAGAACCACCAAGCGGTAACTGGGTAAGTAACTGCTCCATCTCGTCACGGAACTCTGGTACTTGTTCTGTGAGCTGCCAGTTCATAAAGTTTACTTTACGTTCAGCAATCTCTTCTTTGACGCGATCTGCAGTGCCCTTGATGTTTGACTTAACAATTCCATCGGGTGGCAATAATTCTTTGGATGAAGACGCAGCGAAATCTACGCAGGCCTCAGCCATAACTGGGTGAACGACTTTGGAAGCTCCGTCGAACGTGGCTCCTCCAGGCGCGTCCTTACCTAAACCGGTACGGCGTAATCCTTCTTCGTACTGCTTGTCTCGTTGTTCTCTAGACTCACGATCAACGTCGATGTAGTCCAGGTACTCAACTGCCAACATCTGCAAAACATCTTCATCAAAGACTTCTGCCAGGTTAGCATAAAATTCTGGGTTTTGTTGTGGGCTTTCTTTTGGTGTAAAATTTACCACAACGGAGCCATCATCAAGTTCAATGACTTCTTGCTCTACTTCATCTGGGTCTAAACCCAACGCATCTTCATAGGCGTCCATTTCCATTTCTTGGTCTTGCGCCTCATGGATGTCCTCTTCCCGGTCTAATCCGGGGAGATTACTACCAGCTTGGATTGGTAATTGTGGGTTTTGGGCCATAGATTATTTTAACTTAAGAATTTGGTGACAGCTTGGCTGTCCTATTAATATTAATGCAATAATAACGGGCAATCCGCCCTATTGCGCGTATGGGTTGACAAACTTGCGTGAATAGTCATCATCAGCATAGTCATAATTGCGTGCTGGTAGATAATCTAACTGCAACCAACCAGAGTCTCGTAATACCCTTAGTGCTTGTGATAGTGAGTCAACATAGTCATCATGCCCACCCGCTTCTGGGAATGAGCAGACCTGGCGCAAGAATCGTTTTGCCCAGTCGGCAAACTCGCCCTTAATTTTTGGATCTTCTGGGATAAACACCTTACCTTTAGCAACCAGGGGCGCGACGATATTTAATCGCTGTACTTTGTCCGCCCTGCCAGGGTTGTATCCACGCACCGGTACACCAGAGCCTTGGAGTTCTTGGATCAGTGAGATACCAGCAGATTTATCTTCCATCAGAATAAGGTCTGCCTTCTTGCCCTTAGCAAAATCGTTATCCGCACCATAGACTACTTCTTTAAAATCGTCAATAATCTTTCGGCGCAGTTGTGGGTATGCTAAGTGCTCATCCCATGCGTCCAGTAAGATGACCGATGTGCCAGCGTCTTGTTGTTCAAACACGCCCCACACTGTGCAGGCCGTGGGGTCGTTCATGGTCTTTTCGCTGGTAGCTGGGTCATATGATGCGATGACGTATTCCAGGGTTGGCGTTGGCTTATTGGCCGGCCAGAGTTTGAACTGTTTACGTTTGATAATACCCGCTTGCTCGGGATCTAAGATTTCTCCATAGATCTCCTGACGTCCAATGTCAGTGCCATCGTAAGTCTCAAGCTGTTTAAAAAATGTTTCCGATAAGTTCTGCCGGTTGTCATAAGACGAGGCATTAACCATGTATACATCGCCGCCGATTTTACCTTCGGCCAAATCGACAATCAATTCTTTTGGCTTGGGGGTCGTGGTGATGATTTGTTGGACGCGGGGGATCCGTGGATCTCTAAGACGCAGCGTGAACTGCACGCCGTCGTAGGCGTCGTCGAGGTACTCGAATGCGCAGAGCTCGTCGAACCATGCCCCGTGGAACTGTTTACCACGGTAACGTTCTGGCTCTGAGGCTGGGATGCCTTGGATGAGGGAGCCGTTGGTAAGGGTGATCTCGAAGAGGGACTTGTTGTAGTCTTTGATGAGAGATTCGGGGATGATGTTGAGGAGTCCGGAGTCTCCTTCGAAACAGGTGGCTCGGATGTCATTGCTCGTAGGAGCTGTGACAAGCCAGCGGGTTCCGCCGTAGACCCAAGCCCGAATACCAATCCAATGACTAGCAGTGTGCGTCTTGCCAGATCCCCGGCCCGCAAGCATAAGGAAGGTGTCATATTCTCCATCTTCTGGTTCTTTTTGATGAGGTAGTGCCTGGAGTTGCCAACGGATGCGCCAGATGGCCGCGTCTAGTTCTGGCTTAGGCCAGTGGCTATGTGCTTTTGCGAACTTCTCTAGCTTAAGTTCTTGTGATGGTGTCAGCATGCTGAAATAAATCCTTCGCCTACCAAGAATGTGTTATTTGCGCCATCTGTCTCGATGTGCACACACGATTGGGGTTTAACTTGTCTAATCTCTGGTATGTACCGCCTACCGTAATGAATCTTTAGTGGTTTAGATACCTGCGTATCAATTAATTTAATGTAAGTTTTAAAGTTCATCACGAATGAACCCGTGTCTTTTTTCTGAATCGTAAACGTTTTGCTGCCGAGTGATTCGGCCAAAAAACGAATCTGATTCATAAGCTCTCGGTTCTTTGACGTAAAAACAAACTCGTCATTCTTAACATTGTAGTGTCCGCGTCTTGCGTAGACTAATCCAGACAGCAGCTCAATTCTTTGCTCAACCGATGCGTAAAGATATCTGGCCGGAATTTTTTTAGGAATAAACGGCGCCAGCTGAGATTCGATACTGGGGTGGCACTTAAACTCACGCTCGTTGTTCATCCTAAGCCGGTGGGTTGTAATCTTGTACCCCGCGTCTTTAAATTTTTGGTGTATAAATTCTGACCAACCTGGCGATGGTACCATCGTCTTGTTGGCTCTCTTACCCAGGAACCAAAATCCTAACAAGAATGGTGGTATGGGTAGATCTTGGTGTGGGAACTGCAACGGCTTGGTAGTCGGCATTGATAAGTTTTCGCCAGACTCCACAATATCCAAGACGCTATAGCGCCGTAGTGGGCGCCGAAATTTATGTACTCCTTTGTATTCTCGCAATCTTTTGCGGTACTTGGGGTTTTCCAGCATGAATGCCAGGTGTTTATCGCCACAAATCGTGACGTGGTCATCAAACTCCACCTCATAGCATTCGTTGGATACGTAGGGGTGAATGCTTTTTACCTGTACCAGTTGACCATCGTTGTTAAACAGGTAATCGCCTGGCCTAATCTCAGAGGCCAGTTTCCATAGGTCCAGGGTTAGTATTCGTTGATTTGATGCTATCGCCATGAAAATTAGTGAGGACCCAACGGTCCAGCCAGCGCCCTAACGGCACTCGTATGTTGTTTTGAACGGAGTATGGCAGCTTGGCGATGTTGGGCGCCGATTCTGTCACATTCATCCTAAATTGCAGGTAGCGTGCTGTTTCTCTGTCTAAGATTTCGATTGGAACATCCACCGATTCAAAATTATACAAATCACATACCAAGACCCGTAGACCTCTAAGTCTACCACTGGCATCTTCCAATGCCCCCTGTATTTGATATACGTACCTGCTCATACCTATATTAATGCAAAAACGCCATCGATTACTGCCACGTTTAAAAAATATGGTTCGACTCTGTCCCTTCGGGACACAGAAGACATAGAAGACACCCTTGTTTTAACTTTATCCAGGATAATAAATTATTTTTTTAAAATATTTTTAATAAAATAGAATAAAGGGTGTCTTCTATGTCTTCTATGTCCCGAAAATGCCTAAGTCCTTGATTGTTGGTCTGCAGATAAGAATGATTATCAATTAAAATGCTGTTTTCGGGACACAGAAGACAGGATGCAGTGCAACATTTTTATGTAGCATTAGGGTAAACCCTAGTATTTTACAAAAAAAATTACAAAAAAATTTTGAAATTGTAGCAGCTTGCGGTCTGTGGGGCCCCCTGCCCCAACTTGGTGCACGGGACCCAAATAGGGGTATACCCTAATTGACAAGGCCCCACCTGGCAAGGAGGGTGAGTGAGTACTTACTTACCCTGCCAGCCCAGCCACATAAGCACATTGGCCACGCGCCCCAAGCGTAGCTCGCAGCGATAGTGAGCACTTACACACTTAGGCCACGCGCCCAAGCTGGGCCGCTCAGCTATGTTAGTGCGCACTAACTTAGCCAGCTCACCAGCGGGCCGTAGAGCCGCGCAGGCATCGTGGTGAGGGGTGGGTACCAGGCAGCGTGGCTGCGTGCCATGGTGGCCCTGTATGCCAGCGTGGTGGCGTGATGCGCACGCGAGGACCTGAGGGGTGGGGTGGACACCACACCAGGCAGCACGTCATCCCACCGCGCCCCACAATCTCCCACATTTCACCATGTGAGATAGTTGCAAATAGTACTTGACACCCTGGTAAAAGGTCATTACAGTGGAGTCATGCAGTAAGTAGTGATGGTTCCGCTGATGTAAGCACCCGTAAGGGCCAGCGATAAACAGTATAAGACCTTGGTTTACCAGGGAGCGATGGAGAAACTACTTACTGCACCTAACACCAGGAGAACAGCATGAAAGTAACAGCAACATTCTCAGATGGCACAACCATCAGCCGCAATACCAGTAAGCCACTGGCCTATGCTTATCGCTCAGTCAATATCTACCAGGTATTCACAGGGTTTGCCACCACTGAAGAGCTGGCCCGTAAAGCAGCAGGCCAAACCGGCAAGAACAAACCACACACCATCGAAGTAGTCGCAGCACAGCAGTCAAACTAACCAGGAGGACAACATGATCACAACAGGCAAAGTACAATACGACGTGGCGCTCAGCTGGAAAGCATACGAGCACCTGGGCAATAAGGGTAGAATGGCCCTCAAACGCGAGCACGGGTTCCGGGAGCGCACGTTCAAGACCAAGGAAGAGGCAGAGCAGTTTGCCCAGGTAGAGCGTGAGCGTACAGGCCTAGACCTGCGCGTCGGTGAGGTAACGCCAATCTACGGCATATTGTAATAACCACACAATTTGGTCGGGTATTAAAATAGTTGTTGACACCCGACCAAATATCAGTATAATAGACACATCAACACAACAAAGGAATTATCACCATGTCATACACAATCAACATCGGCCTTAACAATCCATTCACCAAGGGCGTCAACAGCGTTGATCAGACCATCAAGGCTGCCCTGGGCGCAGTGGCAGACGTGACCAACATCCGCGTATCATACGACAGTGATGAGCCTACCGTGATCATCGACTTCCTGCGCGTTACCGGTTCACTCCTGGTATTGGCCACAGCACTCGACCAGGACTGCATCGCGGTTTATAATCACAGCACCGACACCGGTGAATTGATTGGTGACAAGGCAGATGCCTGGGGCCCATTCAACATCGAATACTTTCAGTTTGTTTAAGAGGAGCAGAACAATGGCAGATATTAAATTCGCAATACGCGAGCTAGAGAAAACATTTTGGAAAGAAGAGTATTTGCGCCAATTTGATGAGGTAAAGAATTGCAATACGTTTGGACGCAAAGTTGCATATTTGCAAAATGTAATTCAAGGTAATTCATCAAACTGGAGCGGTGGTTACAGCGCGACCAATTTAGAGGAGCAGATGCGCAGAGAGATCGCAGTAGACATCCTTCGCACCGTTGCGATGGAGATTATGTATGATGAGAATAAACGCCAAAAGGAGACAGTATAATGACACGTAACCACAGACTAGCATTCAACGCGCTCAAGAAAATCGGCTGCCCGGTATATGAGCGCAGCGACATCGAGAATTTTCAGATAAGCGCCGAGGGTATCTACGGTGACTATGACCGGGACACGTTGTGGGCCGACTACTATGATGGCCGCAATATACCGGATTGGGACTTCGGTATCAATCCCAAGATCACTGAGATCCTGGCCAAGTATGACCTGCATGCAGAATGGATTAACCCTGGTGAGATTGGGGTTTATTAAAATAATTGTTGACATCCTGCCAGGACGTCATTATAATAGACACATCAACACAACAAAGGAATTACTACCATGACATTAAACTACAGCAAAGAAGACGACGCAGCATTGGCCAAGGCCTGGTTCCCTGAGGCCACACGCCTATTCGCGTACCAGGTAAAACGCAGCAGCCTGTTTGGTGGTGGTTACATGGTAGTAAAATCATTCCAGGACTCATTCTCAGTCGAGATGAGCCACGACACCGGACTGACACAAGAGCAGGCCATCGAGCTCCTGGTACGCGCCCAGGCCAGCGGTGATGTAGAAAAATTCTTTATCACACGTCGTGACGAGGCCTTCGCAGCAGCACGCGCAGAGTACGCAGCAGAGCAGCGTCGTCGTGAGGAAGAGGCCCAGGAGTATCTGCGCACTCGCAAACCACTGACCTGGATCATTGACGAGATCGAGGCAGCTAAATGATAGATGCCCTGGACTTGTGGTACAATAACCCTGAACAATCACGCATCAAACTATACGAGGAACAATAAAATGACACTAACAATCAGCGACATCAACAACATTGAATTTGACCAGGACATCAGCGAGGCCGAGTATTTTGAATCCATCCAGCGCGCGATCAACAGCGGCGCGTGGTCCTTCCAGGGCTCTTATGGCCGCGCTATGATGGAGGCCATCAACGCCGGCAAATGCCTGCTTGGACTCAAGGCAGCACGTGATTACTACGGCAACACCATCCCGTCACGCCTCCAGGTAGAAGATGGTACGAAGGGATCCTGGGAGTTTGTAAAGCAGCGCAGCGGCGCAGTGTGGGCCAACAGTATGGCCGGTATCAAATAATTGTTGACAGATACCTGGTAATCAGTATAATACAATTTTCAACGGAGGATTTATGAACAATATCATTGACCAGTACGGTGCACTAGACAAGCAGATCAAAGAGCTCGAGGCCATCAAGGCCAAGTTAAAAACAGAGCTCATCGCGCGTGGCATCGGTGAGTACCAGGGTGAGCAGTTTGTTGCAGAGGTGCAAGAGTATGACCGCGAGAACATCAGCGCACCATTGGTACGTAAATTAGCAGACGCGGACTTTGTCGCCCAGGTCACACAGATTCAACACGTTAAAGCAGTTATCGTTAAATCATTGGAGGCATAATGGAACACGATTTTGAATCAGACTTTTATGATGCGTGCTGCCGCACTGATAAACTAATGCGACTGCTTAATCTAGCAGTCGCCATCCTGGAGAATGACCTGGGTGACGATGAAGAGGTGGTGCAAAGTTTTATGAACAAGTGTGACACGGCATTAAATGATTATTACCAGTCTAAATTATCAATCGAGCAGTACTTAACACTTAACCAGGAGGAAACAGAATGCACGGACTTAGACAGATTGTAAGATTAAACCAAGAGCAGCAGGACTTTGTGGACGAGATCTTGGCAACCCCATACGAAGACACAAACCTGCTCGAGGTGTGGCAGCAGTGGCGTGAGGAGCAGCGTGAAGAGCAGCTCTATCGTGACATTCAGAGAATCGAAGATGAGTCAATATCGTTACGTGCTGATTGACGAGTTTGGAGGGGCCTCCAGGAAGTTTGTTAGTAAAGTGGAGGCTACCCCATACCTCACACCAGGGACGCGCTTAGAGGCACTGCCAAAAGAGCCGAATTTGCATTTATATAGTATAGCGGCTGCACAATTACCGGAGGCACCATTTTGAACGAACATAATGATATTAAGACAGACTATCTCCAGGAGCTCATGGCCATGGATATATCTACACTACCACTGGCCTACGAGCACGAACTGGGTCATCGTATCGCCAAGGGTGACGAGGATGCCTACGACGAGTTAGTTAGGCATAATCTGCGACTGGTACCCTACATGGTATCTAGCAAGATGACAGCCTGGCACCATGGTAAGACACCAATGGACGATTTGATTCAGATGGGCAACGAGGCCTTATTGCTCGCAGCACGTCGTTGGAAACCAACCAAGGGCGTACGGTTCTCATCTTATGCGTGTGCATTCATCCGGCGCTTTGTATTGCGCGAACTGAACAACACAGAAAACGTGATCCGACTGCCAGTCAACATCATGGAGGCCATCAAGAAGATGCGATACGAAGAGCAGGCCTTGTCGCAGATCCTGGGACGTGCACCGACAACATCGGAGCTGGCCAAGGTGTTAAACGTATCAACCGGACGCGTGCACCAGTTAGAGAGTTACCTAACCCGTGAGCCCATCAGTTTGGACGCACTAGAGAATGAGAAGTTTAACGAGGAGAATGAAGAGTGATACAACTAACAGACGAGCAGCAAAAAGCGTACAACCGCTTTATTGTTGCAAGGGATAAGATGGGACTGGGGCCCAAGCGTGCCAAGAAGTGGATCCGGCAAGCGGACGTGCTCGAGTGCATCGAGGTGGCTGGGTTTAACCATCCATTCTATATCGAGAATGATGACTGGATTGAGTACAAGGAGGCATCTGCATCCTGGTGGAAGATTGAGCCGGCATTCAGGGACCAGGAACGCATGCGCTCATCGCGTGGTGATTATGGTAAGGCAGACAACTGGGACGTGGCACCGGCATACTCGAAGGAGTGATATGAGAATCCAAGTAATCACACCGACAATTGGTACCAAGCACGTGCAGCAGGCCATTGACAGCGTGAAGAATCAAACCATTCCTACAGAGCATTTGATTGTTTGTGATGGGCGCGTTGACAATGAGTTTAAAGTATATGCGAACGGCAAGACCATATTATTGCCCGAGAACACTGGCCATGATGGGTACAACGGTCACCGTATCTATGCAGCATTCCCAATGCTCACGGATGCAGACTATATCCTATTCCTGGACGAGGACAATTGGTTTGAGCCTGAGCACGTTGAGCGACTGGTGAACTTTATACAGGAGCGTGACCTGCAGTGGGCGTATAGTCTTCGCAATATCGTAAATCAGCAAGGTGAGTTTGTTATCGCCGACAACTGTGAGAGCCTGGGTAAGTGGCCATCGGTCTTCGCGCCCAACCATCATTTTGTCGACACCAATTGTTATTGCTTTAAGCGTAAGTATCTAATGCGTCACTCATATAAATTTTTTGGTGACTCATTCTTCATGGACCGATTGTTTTATGGTGACATGGAAAAATTATTACCGGAGTTTGACTGCAACGGTGAGCACACGATTAACTATCGAGTGCGTCCGCATCATGAGGCAATGCACCGCCAGGGCAACGACGCAACTTTACAACACTACAAAGGAAATTATCCATGGACCAAAAACCGAAAATCTTCATAGCGACACCAATGTACGGTGGCATGTGCACCGGCACGTACGCGATCAACCTGACATCCACACCATCGGTGCTGGGTCAAAATGGTATTGAGATGTCATTCTCCATGATGCTCAACGAGTCTCTCATCACACGTGCACGCAACAGACTGGCGCATGACTTCTTAAAATCTGACTGCACGCACCTGATGTTTATTGATGCTGACATCAGCTGGCAGCCGTACGATATCGTGCAGATGGTACGCGCCAAAGTGGACGTCATCTGTGGTATCTACCCCAAGAAAGAAATCAACTGGCATGAGGTACACGCCGCTGTGGGACGTGGTGTGCCGGCAGATAAGCTGCATGAGTACACTGGATCATTCGTGGTCAACACCATCGGTAAGAAGGACGTCACTGGACGTATTGATCAACCCATCGAGATTGAGAAGGGTGGCACAGGCTTTATGCTTATCGAGCGTAAGGTAATCCAAAAGTTAACAGAGGTGGCGCCGAAGTATTCCAATGACATGTTTACCATGGTCAATCCCCAGTACGTAGGTACACTGATCGCTAACATCTTCGACACATCTATCTCACCAGCTGATAACCGCTACCTATCTGAGGACTACCACTTCTGTGACCTGGCACGTGAGAATGGTTTTAAAATCTATGCAGCACCGTGGGCCAAACTAACCCACACCGGTACTTATATTTTTAGTGGTGGACTAACAAGGAGCGACAGACAATGATAGCAATCGGACACGAAATACTTGAGAACGGCGATCTAATCAAGATTGAATACTACGACGTACACGGCAGCCATATCGTGGACGTGGTGTGGGACGAGAATGATCCCCAGGACGCAGAGCACCGTAAATTTTTCCGCGAGTGGGCAGTCAAGATGGTAAAACAACTTGGCTACGAGGTACCGCAATGAACGCAGCACTATTCTCACTCTACTGGGACAACCTAGATCCGAGAGTGGCCTACTATCAAAAGAAGGTAATGGACCACTTTGGGATCCCGGCAGCCCAGCACAAGATCCATGGACTGGATCACGGTGAGTGGATGGACTGGGTAATTAACCGTCATGATGACCTGGACGTCCTGGTCTTCTTTGACATTGACTGCATTCCCCTGGACAAGGACAAGGTGCACCACTGCATCGAGAAGGCTGCCAGGGGTATCCTAATCGGTAACGAGCAGGCCTCCAACCACCTTGATCCCTCCAGGTTATTCGCAGCCCCGTCATTCCTATGCGTCAACCGCAGGGTGTGGCGTGGTGTGGGTAAGCCATCGTGCAAGGCGACCTATGATGGGGACGTGGCTCAGATGCTGACCGACAGCTGGAACTACCGCAAGATGCCGGTCGAGTTTTTGCCGGTCAAGGACTTTGAGGTTCCAAAATGGAACCTGCCAGGTAGGCCTATGTCATACGGTATTGGCACGAACTATGCCGACACGACCTACCACCTATTTGAGTGCAGGGATAATATCAACATCGACCGGTTTGTTAAGAAGGCAGAAGGGGTAATCAGTGGATCGTTATAGTAAATGGTTATTACTATTGTGTTCTTTATATCTTTTTGTGCATATAGGACTCTACCTACTACATGTAGTAGAGAAATGCGGCTGACCTACTAGGCCGGGACACAGAAGACACAGAAGACACCCTTGTTTTGAGTTTATCCAGGATATTTATTTTATTTTTTTAAAAGTTAGAGAAAAATAGAGATATACCCTGTCTTCTATGTCTTCTGTGTCCCGAAGAGGCTTAAGTTATTGATTTTATTGGCAACACCCGGGACAGGATGCAGTGCAGCAATTTGAAACGTACCCTGTCTTCTGTGTCCCGATTTCACAATGTGAAATATGACAAACCAACTTTTTGCATTAATATACATATGAAACCAGACTGCTTACCAGTACAATTTGACGCAATACCCATGGAGCTAAAGAAAACCCCCCGTTGGGTTCTATGGCGCCTTGTTGAGGTGGGCGACGAGGGTAACAAGAGATGGTCCAAGATGCCGCTCCAGGGGACTGGACAACCTGCCTCCTCAACTAATCCGAAGACCTGGACAGACTTCCTGACCGTCCAGGATGCGTATCAGAATAACCCAGGCCGATTTGACGGCGTAGGGTTCGTATTTAGTGACGAGGATAATCTGATCGGTGTCGACCTGGACGACTGCTACGATGCCACATCAGGCGCGTTCAATAATGCTGCACTGCAGCATATTGCGACTCAGATTGATGGCTATATGGAGATTAGCCCCAGTGGCACCGGCGTGAAGATATTCACCCGCTCCAACATAGCGGCCTCACACGTCGATCATTCCATCGGGCTGGAGGTCTACCCTAGCTCGAGGTTTTTTACGGTCACTGGGCACCACCTGAGCGGTCTGATCCCTACTGATGAGCAGGACCTGACCAGCATCGTCCCACCCCGGACAATCAACCGGACGGGTGACGCGTTTGCGGACTACACGCCGCCGGTAGAAGACTACGACTTGCACAGAGTCGAGACAGAGATCCTGGCCGAGCTGACAGACTACGGTTACGATGACTGGCTGCGCGTCGGCATGGTATTGCACCACCAGTTTGGTGGGGACGTCGAGGCCTGCGAGGCATGGGACAGATGGTCACAGAATGGCCAGGGCTACCACGCCAACGCCTGCGAGAACAAGTGGAAGACATTCAGGGGATCGGGCGCGACACTGCGCACGCTGATCTTCAAGGTGAACCAAAAAAAGCGGGAAGAGGCCTTGGCGCGCGGCGAGATTATTCTCGACCAAGGACCAATGAACCACGCCCGTACTTTTCTTGACACGCACTACACCAGCGAGGAAGGGCATCGTCTTGTGCACTACGCCGAGGATTTTTATCTGCACGCCGGGACGCACTACGAGGTGACTGAGGAGCTGACCATCCGCTCCAAGGTCTATGCCTTCCTGGACAAGTGTAAGAAGACCGGCAAGCAGGGCGCGCTGTTACCATTTAATCCGACACCGGCCGCGGTGACTGCCGCGATTGATGCGATTAAGTCGATTGTGCACCTGCCCAATCACCCCAACACAAAGCCGCCGATTTGGTTAGAGAGTTACCGTGCCAATAAGCCGGAGGCATCTAAGTTAATCAGCGTGCAGAACGGGATATTCCATTTGGAGGACTCCATACTGCTGCCGCACTCACTGGGTTTCTTTACACAGAACAGCCTGCCATTCGCGTATAATCCGCAGGCCACGTGCCCGCGTTGGGAGATCTTCTTAGACTCGGTGTGGGGTGAGGACCGTGAGTCAATCGATACACTGCAGGAGATGTTTGGTTATATCCTGTCCGGTGACACCAAGCAGCAGAAGTTTTTTAACATCATTGGTCCGCGTCGTAGCGGTAAGGGCACCATCAACAAGGTCCTGGTGGACTTACTTGGCCAGCACAATACCGTAGCGCCGCAACTGGAGGAGCTCTGTGATACCTTTGGACTTCAACCTTGGCTGGGAAAACTTTTGGCTTCCTTTACTGATGCGAGGGCTCCTGAGCGTAATCGTAGTGCTGTGGTTTCTCAACTTCTCCGAATTGTTGGTGGTGACACTATTACAGTCAACCGAAAGAACAAAGAGGCTTGGAATGGTTACCTGCCTACTCGTCTTGTTATTTATTCTAACGAGGCGCTCCAGCTGACCGAGAACAGTAACGCGCTCACCGGACGTATGTTGGTATTGAAGATGACTAAGTCATTCTATAACAAGGAAGACACTGACCTGGCAAACAAGCTGAGCAAAGAATTGTCAGGGATCTTTAACTGGGCGATGGTAGGACTCAAGCGCAGGCTAGAGCGTGGTGGATACTTTATACAACCCGAGAGCGGCAAGGACTATCTGCAGCTGATGAGCGAGCTGGGTAACCCAGTCGGATCATTCATGGAGGATGCTTTGGAGTTTGATCTGAAGGCCAGCGTAAACAAGGACGACGTCTTCGCATGCTACAAACACTGGGCGCTCAAGAAGAGTATCCCACCGGGCACAGAGCTGGCGTTCAAGCGCCGGTTCCTGGCAGCGGCCCAGGAGCACTGCGTGACATCGGACAGTTTTAAACAGAACGGCAGCCGCAGCCACGTCTACCTTGGTGTTCGTTTAAATGACAAGGCACAGAAGTACGTGGACGGTATTGAACGATTTGATGAGGAAGTATTTTGAGACTGTTTAACTTTCGCAAAACAGCGCCGCGAACCCACTTCACTACCATCTTTGGTAGAGTGGGTAAGCGTCGGGTGTTGCGTAATAGGCAACTAACGTTGCTACAAAAGCAACGCACCAAGATGCAGATGATCCGCCGTGCTCACCAGGGTTGGCGCAACAAACAAATTGGTAGTATACAATCACTTAAAATTCGTTTACAATACGGTAGACGCAAATCCATACCACAGTTTAGGAGATGACATGATATATTTTATAATTTATCTTATCGCTGTTGTGCTCATATTAATGTTTGTACACGGCGCAAATTCATGAAGACCAAAATATATGTATGGTGGATCCGGCTACAATCACACCACATGCCCTGGACTAAATTATATAAGTACAGGATAAGTGAATGGCAAAGTATGCGAGACACCAATAGGATTCTTACTGGATTTTGGTGTGGGGATCATAAAGGAAATCTTGAACAAAAAACAGACTGGGATACAGTTAAAAAGATGGTAGGAGAATTAGATGAGTAGAGACGGCGGCAAGGGCGACAAGCGACGCCCACTATCAATACCTAAAGAACAGTTTGAGTCAAACTGGGATACAATATTTGGCAACAAGAAAGAAGAGTGGGACCCATACGAGTACTTGTGCCCAAACTGTGTATCACCATGGAAGTGCAATGGCCCACATTTGACACAGGAAGACTGACATGAAACTATACGACTTAAAACGCGGTGACAACTTTAAAATCATCGACGAAGAGACCAAGGTGCCACCAGCTGCGCCACAACCAGCCGACAACATAACATACCATTACACCCATGTCGATGGTATGTACGCCCCCTGCGAGGGCACAGATGGCGAGCGCTACTATTTTGCAGCATGGACCGAGGTGAAAAAAGTATGAACGCAAATGAACTAGCTGAAATATTGGAAGATGTTGGGATGGAACAAAAGCATTACGACACAATCCAAAAAGTAGCCACCATGCTACGCCAGCAACAAGCTGAAATACAGGCGTTGAAAGGCGACGGAAAAGTATGTGCAAGATGCGGTGCCATTGCTTATGACCCTGTTATTACACAGACAGCAAAAACACTAACAGATGAGGAAATAATTGAAATTTGGAGTGGCATGGAAACTGACACAGGCGAACAAAACATTGCGTTTGCTAGAGCAATACTAAGAAAGGCACAAGAGAAATGAACTATCAATCACCATTCACTATTTGGTTCGATGCAAACATTACACAAATGGCAGTCAGCCCTGAAATTTTAAAGTTGCTTGCTAGAGCGTTTGAGGGCGGTCAAATATCGGCTAGAGAAGAAACATTTGAAAAATGTTCAAAGATAGTAAAAGGTTACATAGGCACAGAACCAATCCTTGAAGATTTAAGAAAGGCACAAGAGAAATGATTAGTAAGGCAAGTGTAGTGCTAGGGGATGGGACTTCTCATCCGATTGCTAACGGTATTGGTTGGCTACCGTCTACACAGTCAACCCCTAATTTAAGAAAGGCACAAGAGAAATGATTAAGCTCAAAGGTTTTATAACTTATAATATTGGTGGTGGATATTGTTGGGTTCGTATCGGTAATTTAAAAATTGAATGGATGGTACAAAAATGACCACCTTCACCACACAAGA